CATATGTAAGGAGGCTTTTTATGAGTGAATCAATGACAGAAGAGTTAGACTTTAATGTTGGCGAAGATGAGCAGGAAGCCACCATTGAGATGAACGAGGACGGCTCTGACGCTAAATTAGCGGTGGAAGAAGAGGCGGAAGTAGTACAGGAGGGCGCTAAAAAAGCGGCCCCGCAGAAGAAGAATTAGATGACTATTCGGGCAAAGTTAAAAAACGAATAGACAAGCTTACTGCTCGGTTAAGAGAGACGCAGCGTCGTGAAGAGGCCGCTCTTGATTATGCCCGTAACGTAAGGGATCAAAACGAACAGCTTGAGCAACGATACCAGAAGACTGACACGGAAAGGCTGCAAGAAGCCCAAGGCCGTGTTGACAGTCACCTAATAGCTCTAAAGCAAGTTATTAGAAAGGCCCGTGAAGAGGGTGACATAGATACCGAGACGGAAGCTCAACAGCGTCTTACCTCTATGGTTTGGGAGCAAAACCGCCTTAACGAGACGACAAACCAACGTCGTCAGGAAGCGCAAAGGCCTAAGCCTCCCCGAGAACAGCCTGAAATACTACGCCCAAGAATGCCTGAGCCAGACATGAAGGCCGAGGATTGGGCAGAAAAGAACGCTTGGTTTGGTGAAAATACGGTGATGACCCACACAGTTAGGGGAATTCACATGGATTTAATCCAAAAAGAAGGGTTTGACCCAAGCACCGACGAGTACTATAGTGAGATCGACCGTAGGATGAGCCAAATATTTCCTAGTGAATATGGCATTGAGCCTACGCAACAAAACAACAGGACTAACCGACCCGTGCAAACGGTAGCTCCTGCAACCCGATCTTCGGGAGTAAATAACTCAGCACGCCGCTCTGTAAGGTTGAGTCCGAGTCAGGTTGCGATAGCAAAAAAACTTGGGGTTCCACTTGAAGAATATGCCAAATACGTTAAGGAGTAATTGAAATGACTGAGAATAGCGTGCCAAAACTTAATCGTAGTGTTCGTGATTCGGATACCCGTGAGACCACTACGCGCCGCAAGCCTTGGGCACCTCCTTCACGATTAGACGCGCCTCCTGCGCCTGCGGGCTACAAGCACCGTTGGATCAGGGCTGAATCAGGCGGGGTAGATGACCGTACTAACATCGCAGGGAAACTCCGAGAGGGGTATGAACTGGTTAGAGCGGACGAGCACCCTGACTTTGACTCAGGTGTTCAGGATGACGGCAAGCATGCAGGGGGTAATCTCTGTAGGCGGATTGTTGTTAGCTAGAATACCCGATGAAACAGCAGAAGAGCGTCGACAGTTTTATTCTTCGCGGACCCATGATCAGATAAGGGCAGTCGATAACGACATGTTGAAGACGAATGCACACTCGTCAATGAAGATCAACTCGCCGGAAAGACAGTCTAAAGTAAGCCTCGGTGGCCCAAGATCGGGTTCCGAGTAATCTTAATTTAAAGGACATTTATCATGGCTAACGTAGATAAGGCCTTTGGCCTACGTCCGCTTGGTAACCTCTCTGGCACTGGTAGCCAGAAGCAGTACGGTTACGAAATTGCGGACAATCAAAGCGGAGCTATCTTCCAAGGTGACCTAGTCACTCTGAAAGACGGCTACATATTGCAGTTTGACCCTTCAAGCCACAGTGCAGCGGTCGGCGTGTTTAATGGTTGTTTCTATACAGACCCAACCACTGGCAAGCCCACTTTCTCAAACTATTATCCCGGTTCAGTGAACATCACTCAGGGTAAGATCACCGCAGACGTACTCGATGATCCTAGCCAGTTGTTCCTTATCCAAAACGATGGTACTTCAGCCGCCGCAAACTACGGCAAGAACGCTGATATCGTTGTTGGAACGGGCAGCACTACAACAGGTGTTTCAGCGAACGAGTTGGATACATCAGGTATTGCCACTACTGCAGCACTAAACCTTAAGATCATTGGTCTTTGGGACGTGCCTAACAACGCAGTCGGTGCCAACGCGGTGGTTGTAGTTAAAATTAACGAGCACCTTTACGGTTCTGCCGGTGTTGCAGGTCAATAGGAGACTTAGGTCATGGCTATATCACGTTCACAACTAGTAAAAGAGTTGGAGCCGGGTCTAAACGGCTTTGTTTGGTCTGGAATACAACACTTACGATACCGAGCATACTGAAATCTACGAGACAGAGTCTTCGGACCGAGCCTTTGAAGAGGAGGTGATGCTGTCCGGGTTTGGCGAAGCGCCAGTTAAATCAGAGGGTTCGGGTGTTGCATTCGATCAAGCCCAAGAGGTTTACACTGCTCGCTACACTCACGAAACAGTGGCTTTGGCCTTCTCACTGACTGAAGAGGCAGTGGAAGACAACCTGTACGACCGACTATCGGCTCGTTACACAAAGGCGCTCGCTCGTTCAATGGCGACAACGAAGCAGATTAAAGCTGCTTCTATCCTCAACAACGCTTTCACTACCTCTATTGGCGGTGACGGCAAGCCTCTCTGTGCGACAGATCACCCCACACTAGGTGGGCCTAATCTGGCAAACGAGCTGGCTGTTGCGGCAGACCTTAGTGAGGCTTCTCTTGAGCAAGCTCTTATCGACATCGCAGCGTTCACTGACGAGCGCGGCCTGAAGATTGCTGTTCAAGGTACTAAGCTGATCATCCCTAAGGAGCTTCAGTTCACGGCAGACCGCATCATGAAGTCTACTCTTCGTGTTGGCACTGCTGATAACGACATCAACGCCGTGCGTAACATGGGTATGGTTCCACAGGGCTACAAGGTAAACCATTACCTCACAGACCCTGATGCGTTCTTTATCATGACTGACGCGCCTAACGGCATGAAGATGTTTAACCGTGTAGGGATCAAGACCGGCTTTGAAGGCGACTTCGACACCGGCAATGTTCGCTACAAGGCACGTGAGCGCTACAGCTTTGGCTTCAGCGATCCACGTGGTATCTTTGGCTCACCGGGTACTCCGTAAGCCAGAAGACGAAAGTCAGGAAAGGCCCTTCGGGGCCTTTTTCGTTTGAGAAGTAACAGTTATGCCTAGACAAACTAAAGTAAAGCCTGTTTCACAAGGTTCCCGATTATGCACTTCGTGCAACAAAGTAAAGCCGCTGTCCCAATTTGAGACCTTTAAAGAAGCGCAGATACGGGGCGTCTGTCGGCATTGTGTGACCCTCCAAAGATCGAAAAAAACCTCGGCTACTCCTGAAGCCTACATCCGGGTCTTAAACACGCAGTTAAAATCTCAGCGTCTCAAACAAGGCATCCAATACGATCTAACCACAGAGGAAGTTATCGAGATTTGGGAGGTGCAGGAGGGTAAGTGCGCTCTTTCTGGCGTCCTCATGACCCATCAAAGAGATGGCACCTACGGTGATAAAAAGCCAAAAGAACTTAACGCATCGATAGACCGGATAAATCCCCCAAGGTCCTTACGTACGGGAAAACGTACAGCTAGTTGCTGCTAGGGTAAATACCATGAAGCACACCCTCGGCCAAGACATGTTCATGTAGTGGGTAAAAAACGTACATGACAATTTAATAGGTTAAGATTTTCTTGAAATATGTACATATCGGGGTAAAGAACATTTACGAGGCCCGCATTAAGTGATATGTTGGGGGTGCTGCAATTTCGCAGTAATCAAATTAATGCTTTGATTTTTGTTTTTTAGTGTGTTTATCTCCCTTGAAGAGACTTGGCCCATCCTTACAGATGGGGCCTTTTTTATTTGTGCAACAAGGAAATAACTGGTATATACTGTTATAAATCCGGAACCAAACCGGCCTATCTGACAGTTTCCGGACTGACGACATGCAGACAGATAAGCCCCATAACTCGCATGTGAGGATTTCCCAATGAGTTCAACAACTTTTTCAGGCCCGGTCACCTCGACCAATGGTTTTGTCGGCGATGTAACTGGCGATGTAACTGGCGATGTAACTGGCGCAGTCGTTGCGACCACTATCACCGCTTCTAGCAACGCTACCCTATCCGGCACTGCTAACGTCATCATTATCCCTACTAGTGACCCCGGTGTTACTGGCGCTATCTGGAATAACGGTGGAACTCTGGCTGTCTCAGCGTAGGTTTCTCACTTAATAGGAGTAACTTATGAGCGCAAGTAACATTGAGCTAGTAACCAAAGTACCTGTGGGTGCAGCAGCTATCAGCACAGCGGCAATATCGGGCCGAACACGCCTGTATGGCATCTATTACACTTGTACAGCCACTGCTTCTTCTTTTGAAATTAGAAACGGTGCTGCGGACACGGCCACCTCTTTGATTACTATTCATACCCCTGCAACAGCCGGACAGTATGAGATAGATATCCCAGACGGCGGAGCTTTGTTTAATGCAGGTGCATTTATTGACGCAGCCGACACTGAGATAACCAGTGTGACCTTGATATATGCAGGCGGAGCGGCGGCCTAATGGCTTCCACGAAGGCGGTTAAACGCACGCCTTCTGGGCGTGTAGCTTATCGAGGCGAGACTTTTTCAGGCTACAACAAGCCTAAAAGAACCTCAGGAGGCAGCAAGAAGTTTGCTGTTTTAGCCAAGAAGGGTGACGACGTAAAGCTAGTGCGCTTTGGTGATCCGAACATGACTATCAAAAAAGCTATACCTGAGCGCCGAGCTAACTTTAGGGCCCGTCACAATTGTGACACTGCAAAAGACAAGTTCAGCGCACGATACTGGAGCTGTAAAAAATGGTAGCTAAAAAAAGGTCTTTATGCCAATATCGCGGCTAAAAAAAGCGCGTATTGCAGCGGGCTCAGGCGAGAAGATGCGGAAGGTAGGAGCCAAAGGGGGCACCTACTGCAGGCGCTTTAAGCAAGCCGCTAAAACTGCCAAGCCCGTAGCCAAGGAAGGATGGGGGAATAGTCAAAAAGGGCTTACACCGCATGCCTGATGGCAAAATTATGAAAGATTCGGCTCATAAGGGCCGTAATACAACCAGACGAGGTAAGTAACATGGCCGGACGTGGAATGGGTGCCGCTACCAGAGGCGGAGGATGCGTAGGAACAGGTCCTAGAAATAAAGTTGAATCTAAGCCTAGCCGTAAGGTGGGTGACCCCGTCATGATGAACAAAGGAGGCATGGCAAACAGTAAGAAAAGCTTTCCTGACATGAACAAAGACGGCAAAGTGACTCAAGCTGACGTTCTTATGGGCCGTGGTGTCAAAAAGAAAATGGGCGGCGGGATGATGTATAAGTAATGGCTACTTCAGGAACAACAGACTTTAATTTATCGATTGACGACCTCGTAGAAGAGGCGTTCGAGCGTTGTGGCATGCAGATGACTGCAGGCTATCAGCTTAACTCGGCTCGTCGTTCGTTAAATCTGTTGTTTTTGGATTGGGCAAATCGAGGCTTAAACCTGTGGACCATAGAGCAAGCTACTTATGCTTTGGTCCAAGGCGACGCTGAGATATCCCTGCCAACAGATACAGTCAATGTTTTGACAGCAGTTATCCGTCAGACAACTAACGGGCAGCAGCAGGATATAAACATCGAGCGTATTGGACGGGAGGAGTACCTTAACGTCCCCGACAAGCTTACGCAGGCAAGACCGTCGCAGATATACATCGAGCGTACAAATACACCTAAGGCTTATTTGTACCCTGCAGCAGACAAGGCGTATACGTTGGTTTACTACCGCATACGCCGCATGGAAGACGCCGGAGATTACACCAATAATACGGACGTTAATTTCAGATTCCTTCCATGTCTGGCCTCAGGACTGGCTTATATGCTGTCTTTGAAATATGCCCCAGACCGCACGGGCGCGTTGCAGCAGATGTATGAGCAAGATTTTGACCGAGCGGCACAGGAAGATAGAGACACGGCAAGCACGTACTTTCTTCCCGACGTAGGATTTTAAAATGGCTCAGGCAACGGGTAAGTTTTCTTACGCCCTTTGTGACTATTGTGGGCAACGCTACCCCTACCAGACACTGGTAAAGAACTGGAAGGGGTTTATGGTTTGCCCCGAGGACTATGAGCCAAAAGAGCCGCAGCTAACCCCGCTAAAGTACAGGGGTGATGCAATAGCTCTACAGGACCCTCGTCCTGACAGAACTGAGCCGCTGAGCGTGTTTGTTAATAACACCGGCGGAGATACACCCTTTGAGACAGTGCCGGGATCAATGCAGCCTGCCCCTCCTGCGATTGCAGTTGAAGGCGTGGGCACACTTGGAGCGGTTACGGTGGTGACTACATGACCTATGATGAGTTAGTGACAAATATTCGTAACTATACCGAGGTAGACAGCAATGTCTTTTCCAACTCGGTAATAGACACGTTTATTTTGATGGCGGAAAACCGCATCATGCGGGATATTGATCTAGATGTTTTTAAGATTGAAGCCACCGCAAACATGACCGCAGGCAATCGTTTTCTAGTGGCGCCTAGCGATATTTTGACGCATCGATATATTATGGTGACGTTAAATGGCGAGCAGACTTTTTTAGATTTCAGGGACACTTCTTTCATGAAGGAGTACTGGCCTGATTCTACGGTAACAGGGGGCACCAAAATACTATTCGGTATGGAACCAGAACACGTTCTATATTGCGCCGACACCCGACGCTAGTTACGAGGTCCAGTTAGGTTACATATACAAGCCGCAACAGTTGTCGTCTACAAATACGACAACGTGGGTAAGCACTGACGCACCCGAAGCGCTTCTATATGCGTGCTTGGTCAGGCATACAGCTACACTAAAGGCCCGATTGAAATGTTGCAATATTTTGAAAGCAGCTACAAGCAGGCTATACAAGGTCTCGGCATCGAGCAGCAAGGTCGCCGCCGTCGTGATGAGTTTAGAGATGGCATGGTTAGGTTGCCAATTAAATCGGAATCACCCGGCCCATAATATTTTAAGAGGAAAGTAAAATGGCTATTACACAGGCTATGGCTACATCGTTCAAAGTCGAAATTCTTGGTGGAGACTTTGATTTCAGCAGCGGCACGACTGACGTGTTCAAGATCGCGCTGTTCACTTCGGCAGCGTCTTTGGATGCGACTACCACTGCGTATGCTACGACTAATGAAGTTACAGGCACGGGCTACACTGCGGGCGGCGAACACGCTGACTATTTCTGCAAACCCTGCGTCTAGTGGCACCACAGCGTTCTTGGACTT